TTAATGAAACTTTTTCCGCAAGAAGATCTCGATAAGATTATGGAAATGGCTGACATCGAAGATGCGGAAGCAATACCAGAGCCTTCCAAGTCAATGAGCACAGATCAATACGCTAGAAGTCGGGAAAAAGCTTTGATTGATCGCGAGCCAATCGACATTTCCTTTGACGATGAGGGGGTAGAAAAAGTCGAGGACGAAGAAGATTCTGTAGGCTTAGACATCATCATGTATTCCGATTTTATTGAAGACGAAGAAGAATCCGAGGAAGAGTCGTCTAGTCAATACTATGTGGGAGATGAGTTAGATTCCCAAATAGATATCCTTAAGGAGTTAGAAAATAGCATTGGCTCTGGTAAAAATGAAGAAGACGGCAAGTGGTATCCTCACAAAAGTGTAGAAGGCGGAAACCCAACCGTAGCCTACGGTCATAAGATCACAGACGAAGAGCTTGAAGCTGGCACATATGACGATGGTCTTACCGAGGAAGAAGCTATTGAGTTGCTTAAGGTAGATATTGATGACGCTAACAGAAAAGTTAGGGATAAAATAGAAGACTTTGACTCCTTTCCATTTTATTTAAAAATGGAATTAGTAAATTCAGCATACCGGGGATTGATCCAAGGTAGTCCAGATACTTTAGACTTTATTAACGAAGGTAATTTTGAAGCTGCGGCAGACGAATTTACTAATAATGTTCCCGCATATAATGAAAGTAAGGGTATTAAAAAGCGCATGGATCGAGTTGTCGATGCCCTAAGAAAATACGCCCAAGAATTAGATGACTGATATAGAAACCGACATCAGCACTCTCAAGACTCATAGTGCATTTGTAAGATTCCTCCAGTTTGTTGAAGTCCTCAAGGACGAACAGATTGCAGATCTTCACGATGCAGAGCCACACAAGGTGCAACAAATTTCAGGACGAATCCTGTCCTACGATCAACTTTTAGAAATGTGTGACTATAAAGATTCTCTACGCAACGTCAACACCCAAGTTTAGGGGGTTGATGCGTATGTTAATATATAAATATCGCTATCGCTCAGCGTAAAAGAGTGGAAACAACATGGAAAATGAAGTTAAAACGGAGACCGCTGATTCCGTAGAAAACACAGCGTCAACTACAGTAAATGAACCATCTAATATCTCTCAAGAAGATTTTATTGAGAAGCGATTAGGGGGTGAAGCAAAAACAGAAGGTAATTCTCAAGTTAAGCCAGAAGAAAAAAAAGAGGCTAAACGACCAGAAAAACCAGATGTTCTTTCTCAGGTAACAGACTTGGACAATTTGTCCGATTCGGATCTAAAGGATCTATCAGAAAAACTAGGCTCTCGAGCAGTAGCTAGGTTTGGCGAACTTACTGCCAAGCGTAAAGCTGCTGAAGAAAAAGCTGCTAAATTAGAACAGCAGTTATCAACTCGGACAAGGGTTAAATATTCTGATGAAGACATCCAATCAAATCCTTATAAGGATATAAAAGATCCAAATGCACTACAAGCGAAGTCCAAAGAACTTTCTGATGTCATTGAATGGGCTGAAGAAGTTTTATTTGATTCAGATGATTATAGTGCAAATGATGTTGTTACTAGCGTCGAAGGTAAAGATTACACTAAAAAAGATGTTAGAAACGCATTAAAAAATGCAAGAAAGTCCAAGACAAAGCATCTCCCGATGCAGTTTAATGCAATAAGGGAAGAGGCTCAAGGCGTTCAAATGAGGCAAGGATATGCTCGTAGAGCAATTGAAGAGCTACCCTGGATGAAGGATCAAAATAACAATGTAAGTAAAAAATACAACGCTATGATTAGAGATCCTCGTTTAGTAAAATCATTCAAGTCAGCTAGTCCAGAAATGAAAGCGCAGTTGCCATACTTATTGGCTCATGCGGCTAACAGCCTATACGGACGCAAGGTGTTACCTACAAATAGTGAACCAGCGAAACAAACAGTTCCGCTAAGTCCACCAAAAGCCGGGTCAACAGCTGCAAAGCCAGCAAGACCTAGTGCTAAAAAGAAAGCTAAAGCTTATCACTCACAATTCAAAAATACTGGAGACAGCAGCGACTTCATTAAATTAAGAACCCTACAATTAGAAAACCGATAAATTAGAAAGTATAAATTATGTCATTCTCAAATACATATGATACCGCAAATCCTGGGTCGGCTGTTTCCAATCGCGAGGACTTGACTGATGTCTTGACTATCCTTGCACCTGAAGAAACTCCGATTCTTTCCTCTGCCTCCAAAAAGAAGGCATCCGCAACTGACACAGAATGGACAGTAGATGTCCTCGACGGCCCTCGCACAGATGGTATTGTCGAAGGCGAAGACGTTGTCACATATACCGACCAGTTCGCTGGTCGTGCTCGTATGGGCAACTTCACTCAGAAGTTCCGTCGTGATTACAAGGTCTCCGAGCTTCAAGAAGCCGTTGACTCTGTAGGCCCTGCTAAGATTGCACAAGCTGAAGCTAAGGCAATTCGTGAACTAAAGCGTGACGTAGAAAAAACTCTATGTTCTGATAACGAAAAGCAACAAGCTGCTGCTCTGACTCCTTATAAGATGAACGGTCTTGCCGCTTATATCGACAGTGCTCCTGCTGCTGCTGTTGGTGTTCCCGATGGTTTCGAGACACCAGAAGCAAGTATCTACACACAAGCTGAAGATACTAATACTCCGTTCAACGAAACTAAGTTCAACGACCTTATTACTTCTGTATTTGAAGTAAATGGTTCCGTTAACAACCTTACGCTCGTTGCCAACACTGGTCTTCGTCGCACTGTAAGTGACTTCGCTCGCTTATCTACAGCTGCTGGCGAAACTAGCATTCGTGATGTAAACTACGAAGGTGGATCTGCACAGATCAAGCTCTCCGTTGAGCTTTATCAAAGCGATCACGGCATCGTGTCAATCGTTAACGGTAACCCTGTCTGTATGCCCGATTTTGGCACTACTGGCAATAAGGGTGCTGGCTTCCTCGTAAACTCTGAATACTACGGTGTTCACGAATTGATCCCAATGGGAACTTCTCGTCTGCCAAATCTTGGCGGTGGTGAGCGTGGTATCGTGGATTGTGCTTTGACCCTCGGTGTTTATCACCCACAGGCTCACGGTCTTATCCAAGGACAAGCTTAAATAATTCTGGCTGGGGGGCGAAAGCCCCCCACCTTTTATTATGGAAATATTGCACAAACCTCACGAAATCACACAAGAAGCGATTGACGCTGCTTTTGTCGATGAAATTAAAAGAACTTTCAAGGAAGAGAAACACCTTGAATCGAAGCGGTCGGACATTGCCCGGAAAGAAGCGACCGAAGAGCGAGGCAAAACGCATCCAGTTCTTGGTAAATGCGTAGCAACAATCCCTGCTCGGGATTATTTTAGAATGATTAAAAAATACGGTGCTGAGCACGTTCATTCTAAAGAATTTTTAAAGTATTACAACAAGACGTTTAGTGATCTAAGTCCCAACAAGGTATAATGCAAAACAGGACATATACTGATTTATTTAATTTAATAAAATCTTTAGCTGGCGTAAATGAGTTTACAACGGAGGAGACTAATTACATCCGTGAATTTGCTAATCGTAGGTTTTATGAAGCCTTTGAGGTTACAGAAACCTGGCCCAGGTATTTGGTAGTTGGAGAAGCTAGGACTGCCACTAATGGCATAGTTCCAGTCGATGAAGGATCTAAGCCGAGTATAGGTCAATTCTTGCGAATACATAGAGATAAACCTTTTCAAAGAAACTCAGAAAGAGAATATGATTTTTATGTAGATTTTTCTGGTGCTCATATTATAAATCAAGCAGGTGGAACTGACCAAACTGGGGATGTTTATGTAACATACAAAAGAGCTTTTACCCCAAACGTCTTGGGATATGCTTCTTCTCCTAATGTTCTAAGTGTCCCTGGAGAATTTTTTTATTACATAGCGCATACATCTTATGCCGACTTCCTCAGGATGGATGGTCAGGTGGAAAAAGCATTAATAGAAGAACAAGTAGGAGAAAAATATTTAGATATAGAATTATCTAAATTAGAGCTTCTCACCAATAACAATACTGTTGGAAAAAAAATTTCAACTTACGTCAATAGACAATCCCGATAACAATGAACTCATATATTAGTAACCTATACTTAAAACCTACTGATGGTGCTACATCTCAACGCTTGAGCCCAACTACATCTACAGTTGCAGAATTTGCTGCATTTGTTCGTGGCACAAAAGCCATTTCGTTTGATGTTCAAACAAATGATGTATTTATGACGATTGATGGGTCAACACCCACAAGCACAAACGGTCATAAGCTTTACGCAGGTCGTGCCTATACACTTAGCGTAGAAGCTGCTCAACAAGCAGAATTTTTAGCTGCTAGTGGCACAGCGGTCATTTTTGCATCTGAACTAACTAACTAATGGAAGCCGAACAGCTAACATCTGTTGGCGGTTTGATGCAGGAGTCAATGATGTCTCCAATGCACGGATTTGACGCATTAGGTTCAGACAGCATAGAAGAACCTCTTCCAACGCCCGATCCTTTTAGGATTCCGCTATTAACATTTACGGCTCCCGCAAGTGGAACCGAAACTGTTAGCTGGAACGCTGGCGGAACCGTTGTTGTTCATTGGGGTGACGGAACTTCAGATACGGGTTTAGGACACACTTATACTGGATTGACTCCAGGAGAGCAAGTTACTATATCCCTAGAAAGCACATACAACTTTGGTTTTACGGCTAATGCCGATCTTAAATCCCTTGAAAATTTAACTTTTTGGTGGGATGGTGTATCGAATACGCAGAATACTCTTAATTTAAAAGATACGGGAATTACTCGCAGGATGACCCCTACAATGGGTAATACCTACGGCACTTTAAATTTAGAAGGCAATTCTATTGAAGGACAGTTCCCCCCGGGCATTACAATTAGTTCAAATTGTTTTATAAAAGACAATAAGTTAACTGGAAATCTTCCAGCAATAGGGTCAGGCATTAAGAAGTATCAGATTCAAGGAAATTCTTTTATTGGTGAGATCCACGACATTTCCAACAAAAGCTTAATTCAATCTTATTTGGCATATGGTCAAGACGACGGGAACACCTATAGTAGGGTAAACCCCAAAATTATGCTTACTGGGACTATCCCAAACCTGGAGCCCTGTTCTGACCTGACGTTTTATCATGTCGGTGCAGGCGAACCTTGGAAGCGAGGATTTAAAAACAATTTAAATCTTGCTTCTGATTTTGATGTTGGAGTCAACATGGAAAGATTTTACGCAAGCAACTGCCAACTTTCTACAGAAGAAGTAGATAAAATTTTAAATAAATTCGCAGCAAAAGCAGGAACATTTACTACGCCTAACATAATCGAGCTTAGTGGTTCTAATGGTTATCCAACCGCTACTGGATTAGCAGACGCACAAACATTAATAACTGACGGGTGGACAGTAAATCTGCCCGCATCAGACTAAAGGAGGCAAACCACTTTACAGAATCAATTTAAAATATAACTAATTTTATTAATGATAAAAAAAGCTTTATATTCACATTGGTCTAAACCAAACAAAAATACTGATTTATATGCTGGATTTAACACAGAACAAGACTTCGCAAACACTCTGCATTTGTCAGTTTTGTGTTCTAAAAAGTGGTTTGAAGAAGTAGAATTAGTAACAGACAAAGAAGGAAAGGAGTTCGTTGATCGACATAAAATACCATTTGATAACATAATAGTCTGCCTAGACGACTATAACCACATACGCTCTAAGCACTGGGCTATTGGTAAAATAGTTGCCTGCAATATGCAAAAGGCTCCTTTTATGCACATTGATAATGATGTATTTCTTTTTAAAAAACCTAAAAAATCTTTATTAGAATCAGATGCCAGTTTCCAAAACTTTGAACGAGTAGAAGACCATTGGTATACAAACCAACTAAAGATTGCTAAAGAAGAAAAACCGATTGAAGAAATAGATTACACTATAAAGGTTTCAGTAAATTGTGGAATTATGGGTTTTAACAAGCTTGATTTAATCCCAGAGTGGATGGATCTAGCATTTAAATTTATAGAGTGGTTTGATAAAACTGAAAGCATAAAAAAAGAATTATCTTCAATAATGTTTGAGCAATATCACCTTTTTCAGTTGTTACAGAAATACAAGTATAGCGTTTCAGTCATTGCCGATTTTTACATTGACGACAAAATTGCAAAAGAAACGGGATACACTCATTTAATTGCCGCATCTAAACGCAGACCCGACCTTGAAGAAAAAGTAGAAAACAGATTAGCACAAGAACTAGCAACATGAATTATGGAAGACATCATTTTTAGATCAACGATAGGAACAGGAGGTTTTATTGCCACAATGGAACTGTCTCCAATTAACGAGGTGCTCGGGTTCTGTGTGGGTCTTGCTACGTTTATCTATATGGCTGCGTCGGCAATCAAGGTAATTAACGAACTTAGAAAGAAATAATGACACCAGAACTGTTAGCAATGCTCGGAGGAGGGATCAGTGGCTTTGTAATGAAGCTTATTGGCACACAGATGGACAATCAGGCTCGTCAGTTTGAGCGCATGATTAAGTCCCAACAGACAGCAGATGCCTCGGCTGATGCCGCTGCAAAGCGCAATGGTGGGGTATTAGTTCGGAGGTTTTTAGTAATATCCACCGTCTTTGCCATTGTAATAGCCCCATTTGTCTTCGCATGGACAAATGTAGGGGTAACCATAGGTAGAGAGACAAACGGCTTTCTAGGGCTATTTACGGGCTTTAAATGGGATACCGTGCAAGGATTCGTCATTTTACCAGAAATTAGGCAAACTGCCTTAGCCATCGTAGGTTTCTACTTTGGTTCATCCCAAGTTAAATGAATGAAATACTGCAAATCATCGCATCCTTGTGGCCAGTGTCAATCGGTATCATTACGCTCATTGTTGTGCTGGCTCGTATGCACTACAACATCGAAGCTCTTACAGAAAAAGTCAAAGTCTTGTTTGATTTCCACAATAAAAGAAAAGATTAAATGAAAACAACCTGCAAGCCGCGCAACCCCGGAAGTGGCAAGAAAATGAGCCGGAAACCAGTAAAATGAGTCTATATAAAAATATAAACAAACGCAAAAAAGCGGGAACTAGCAGACCTAAAAGTAAATCTACTATTAGTAAAAGCGCATATAGTAATATGAAAAAAGGCTTTCCTAAAAAGAAATCTAAATAATGGAAGAATGTCCACTAGGACAAGCCTTGCGAGAGACAGAGGGTCAAAAAGCAAAAAACGCTATATTAAAATCAATTCAAAAATGTGAACTTAAAAAGTCATGTTATTGTCAAAAAAATATTAAACTAAAGCAGGTAAGGAGAAAATAGATATGCCAAACGTAGGAGGAAAAAAATACCCATATACACCAAAAGGGAAGGCAATGGCTAAAAAAGCAGCCATGCGTCGTCCAACAAAAACAGCCCGCAAACGCAAATAGTGGCGAAGTTGGACAAGAGTAAGATGGCTTGCAACAAGCCCCGCAGACAAGTATCTGGGGGCAAAAAGTCAGTCGTCAAAGCCTGCCAAGATGGTAAGGAAAAAATAATTCGATTCGGAGATGCAAACATGAGCATTAAAAGCAGTAACCCTGATCGGAAACGATCTTACTGTGCTCGTAGCGGAGGCATCAAGGGGACTAAAAATAAGCTTTCAGCCAATTACTGGTCTCGCAAAGCTTGGAAATGTTAATATATGCCAAGATATTCTGGATACGGAGCAAATGATTCTAAGATTGTCGATGAGTTCGACACTGGATACTTTGGCTTTAATAATAGGTTTCGACCCGATCAGTTGAAGCCGGGTGTTCTTTCGGATTCTCGCAACGGTCGAATGGATCTAAATGGCGAATGGCAAGTCAGAAAAGGCATTGATAATATTACTAGTGAATTAGTCGCTGGCACTACTGGAGTAGTCCTCAGCTTTACACTGGACGACACTGGCACTCCTCCAGTTATAAATAATGATGCACAGCCTAGGATTTGGGCATCTTGCGCTTATTCTGACCCAAGCGAAACCTCTAGTCAGTATATTATCACGGCTCAAAACAGCGAAGCAGTTGCAAGCAATCTTGATACGAATACATCTGTAAGGGTTGCTTATCCTCCACTTTATACACTGGGAAGATTATCTTCTTTAACTCAAGCATTTAGACAAGTAATTCTTTTTACAGGAGGAAAAACATCTTTAGTTTGGGACGGAGTCGTTACTGCGGTCGAAGCTATTAACCTTGAAGTTGGAAAAACTTATAAAATTGATTCAATAGGAGACACGGTTTGGACAGATGTAGGAGCCGTATCGGGAACTGTAGGTGAAATTTTTACTGCAACCGCAGCAGGAACTGGAACTGGAACTGCTTTTTCTGGATTTACAAAAGTAAAAAGCGGAGCCTACACTCAACCTGAAAGACTCGGAGACAATACAAATAATACAGTAATAACTAACAATGTTGTTTCGGTCGTATCAACCAATCATGGTCTTAAGGTAGGAGATGAAATAGTTGTCGTAGATCCTGGGGCAACTACATTGGTTTTAGGTGAAAGGTATTTTGTAGCACTTGTTGCTGGTGCTAACGGGTTTGCTTTTTTTGCACAAAAAAATAATTCTTCAAACACCCAAGCTCATTTCACAAGACCAGTATCTCAGGGTCTAGGATACGTGCGTATGCCCGCCCCACCCTTTGGGGTTTATCATGGAGGAAGGCTAGTCGTTCCCTACGAATATACTGTAGAATCTTCTCCAGAAACTTACTCCGACAGAAAAACTAAAGATGAAATAATTTTTTCTAATGGACTAGACATCAATACTTATGATGATGTTCCCAACACCAAACAATTAACAGCGGGAACTGCTGATTTTATTGTAGGTCTTCACTCTTTTTCGGATGACCAATTATTGATATTTAATCGAAATAGCATCCATACAATCACTAGCACTATAAATATATCTCAAGCGGTAACAAGTCTTGTTACTGGAGAAATAGGCTGCGTAGCAAAAGACAGCATAGTTCAAGTAGGTGGTAATTTGTTTTTCTTATCTGACAGCGGAATATACGGAGCTTCTTTCCAAGATCTATACAATCTTAGAGGAAATGAAGTTCCCTTGAGTGAAGCAATAGACAAAACGATTAGATTAATAAACAGGGATTTGTGGCAAAATTCTTCTGCCGTATATTTTGATAACAAATACTATATTGCTGTTCCCCTGGATTCCATTGATAGCGAAGGGAACAGAATCAGAGCTACAAAAAATAACGCAGTTATAATTTATAACTTTATAAACAAACAATGGGAGTCCATTGACTCGGTTCCATCTTTTGATTACGAAAAATTAATTCTTTCTGGAGATGGAGAAAAACGAGGAGTATATTGCGTAAATTCATTTGGAGGAGTTCATTTACTAGAAAGCAGAAATGATGGAACTGATCGAATTTCTGTTGATCCCTCAGCTTCAAATTTGGTTACAACACAACCCATTGAGTCCAGCTTAACGACTAGAGACTTTACTATTGGAACAACTGACAGGAAAAAATGGAACACTTTTGAAATGCAAGTTCAGTCTTCCGACGTAGAAAAGTCTGATTTCGACATTTCAGCGGAAACAAAAAACATAGATTACAACTTAAATCTAGGGACTTTATCTTCGAGATTGAACAATAGTCCACTGGAAGAAAATGAAGATGTATCCATCCGTGGTAGAATAGGTAATAGTAGAGCTTACTCTATTCAATTTACTTTAAACAATTTTTCGGGAAGACCTAGAATTAAATCAATTAAAACATCTGGAGGCGTATCATTTAACTCCACAAATACGGCAATATAATGGCAGACATATTATCAATTCAAACTCCTTACCAAGATCAAGACACTGTAACCTCTGATAATCTTAATGATTTGGTAAAGAAAGCTACGTTTACATCCGCAGTTGTTGACGGAGCAACCACACAACTTTCTTCCGGGGCAATAATTGTCCGAGACGGTGGTGTTACTGAGCAAAAACTAAGCACAGCAGCTCAAGCTAAGTTACTAAAAGGTGCTGAGCTGGAATATCCGTCTCCGGGCGATGGGTGCGTTGGCGGTGATAAAACTGGGAACATTAGGGGGTCTGATTCCCTTGATATACAGTCTAAAAGGGGCCAGCTTGACGAAGTAGCAAGTGGAGACGAGTCCGTTGCTATTGGACTAGAATGCACATCTAGTGGAGGTAATTCTACAGCCTTAGGTTTTACGGCAAAAGCTACCGGGGAAGACGCAACAGCCCTTGGCAGCATGTTAACCGCATCGGGTAAAAATTCTGTTGCAGTTGGAAGTGCTAATAATGCAAAAGAAGAGGGAGCTACTGCCGTAGGATTCGGCAATACTGTAGAGGGATCTATTAACAATGCCGTTTATTCCTCTGCATTTGGATATGGTAATATTGTAAACGATGAAAAATCTATTGTTGCTGGTTTCACTAATTCTACTACTGGTAAATCATCAGTATTAATAGGTGATGCTAATACTTCTGGAGGGGATAGCACAGTTGCAATAGGAAAATTTAATGTTTCAAATGCGTCTGATTCTATTGTTATAGGATACAGCAATAGCGCAACTGATAGTGGAGGGACTAAGTCTGTCGCTATAGGATATGATAATAGCGTAAAAGGAGACACAGCTGTTGCCTTCGGAGCAAATAATATCATAACAGGCAGCGGTTTCTCGTCGGCAGTAGGAAGTAACAATACCGTTAGCAACACAGAGTCCCATGCCTTTGGTAGAAATATTTTAATATCTTCTGCATATAGTGTTGAATTTGGCATATGGGGAAGTGCGACAGCCAGGCAAACCGCAGTAAAGGCTACTTATGATGGAGGGGTAGCTTTAACGTGCGAAAACAGTGCTAGTGCTCCCTCCGATCAAGCCACAGCTGGGGCTGAAGACATTCAGCAGCTAGGCAGGGATATGTTTACTATACAGCGAAACGGTGACGCTTTTACCCTGTATTTCAACGACGGCGGCACTATTAAATCACTATCACTAGGAACTGTTTCCTAACTTTTTATAATATGGCTATTGACGCATACGGTGTGTGGACTCCTAGCGGGTCTTCATCCAACAACGGATACGACGGATACGCTATCCCTAATTCTGGAAGGGGTGAAGAGCTTGGCCCACCAGCAATACCAAACTATACAAACTTTGACGGCTCTCCGGGCATAAGTCCTCCGTCGGGTGTTGATATAGGCCCCGACGACTCTGGTGTTTTCACAAGAAACATGACGGGTCAGGAAAGATGGGATTTACATAACTATCTTAAAACCGAGGCAGGAAAAAAGCTATCTGGTGATATTCGTGAAGATCTACTAACTTTAACCGTTCCAAATCAAGGGTTAAGAAATAGAGATGCTGCTCTTACTAATATAATGCAATATACCTCCGAAGGAGGGTTGAACGGTTTAGGTCAGGCAAACTTTATTTTAAATGAAGCTGAAGCTTTATTAGGAACAGACCTTGTAAATTTACCTGATCCTGCTTATTTTGTTAATCAAGTTTTAGATAGAACAATACCAGCGGAAGTAAGAGATAAGCTAGAAATAAATGGCACAGCTTCACAGTTAATACAAACAGCTGCTATAGCTGCTCAAATAGGAGGTTCACTAACTCAGGCGCAATCATTCATGATCTCGAATGGTCTTCAGATGTTTGATTCAAACTCTGATAATATTAGTGGGATATACGGTCAGAACCAAATGGGAATCGTTCAGGGGTTCATTGCCAACGATCAGCTATACAACATTGGGGTAATGGGAATCCCCGATTTAACCACGACAGAAAGGCAAAAACTTGAAGGAACTTATGTAGATGCTGGGTTAGATTCAAGTAGAGCAGAAGCTGACGCTGGTTTTTTGCAATCAATTCAAAATTTTGTTGGAGATATAGCAGGTAGGGTAAAAGTTGGAGCAGAAGACATTGCCTTTGCTTATCAAAAACATTTCGGAGGTGATCTTGGTCAAGTCGCTTCTACCGCTATATTAAGTCAAGTCTTAGGGAATGCTGTAATCGGCACGATATCAGGGAATCCTATACCCGCGATGGCAGTAGTTCCTCTTTTATTAGATTATGCCACAAATGCTTTACTGCCCGAAACGGGTCAAGAACTGCGGGACGAAATGGCTAGAAGGGGTCATACTGGAGAAATTACACCTTCAGATATATCACTTTTGCAAGGAGAGTTTCCAAATCCAGGTGAACGACCAGATGGAATAGTAGATTTATTAAAGAACCCCATGAACATTGTAGAGTCTCTTTACGAGAACTACATTGGCAATCTTCCAGTTGTTGGAGATGCAATTTCAAAAGTATTTGGAGTATATGGAGACAACGAATCTGCTGCTCCCGCTACAGAAGCCGAGCAAGCAGCTTTAAATGAGCTTTATGCACAAGCTCATTACAATCAACTTGCAGAGGATTTTCTTGGTGCAACTCCAGAGCAAGTTGAAGATTATTTAAGCAGGACAGAACAAATTCCACCTACATATGAGGAGTTGGCTGCACGAATTAACGAATATTACAACGAGCAGTTTCCCAATGCGGAAAGAGATGCTAAAATTAGTGATTTAGAAGATCAGCATCAAGCATTGTATGATGACCTTTTTGGTGACGATGATTTTATAAATGGATTAGGCAATATTAATCTTTCAGATTACGACAGCGTTGATGAGTGGAACGCCGCACAAGATGCCTATACTGATGAATATGTTTCTGGTTTAGAAGATATTAGAGACCAAATTAACAATTTACAAGGTGTTGAACCAAATGATAACACGACGGGGAATGAAGACAATATGAGTGACTACGACCAAATAAGTTCTGGCTTAGATGCAAGATTCGAAGCATGGGATACTGCGAACCAAGCGTTTAATGACGATTTTGGGA